GTCCGTGTCTTGTTCAGACTGGCCTGGCGTATTGTGGTCGAGTTTTTGCATTGCGTCGCCGTTGTTGTTGGACTTAGGTAGAGTTGCTTTGCCGCCAGTTGCGTCTGCCGACTTAGAAACTCCAGTTTGTCCACCACCAACAGGATCAGATGCTTTCTCGATTAGCTCTTTTTTTGACATAGGTAATCTCCTGTAAGATTTATGGGGTATTTATAATAACGTTTTTTTAAGTGTTTACTTACGGCCGATAGCAGACATGAACGACTCGAACATAGCGAGCTTGTTCTCTTCGATCTGACGGACCGTCATCTTAGTAAGTTGTTGCTTGGTTGTGTCTGCCTTCTCTAGCATCACCTTACGGTATATACCAGTGTCGATATCCATGATCCACTCAACGCCTTCCATGATACCTTGCACGAAGGCATCTGGTGCTGAAGGATCAGCAACGATATCGGCAGGTGTAGCTAGGTAGAAGTCTTCTTGCACTTCCATGATTCCACCAACGTCTTTGATGGAACCCATGCCACGAGACGATACGCCAAGTTGCACACCGCTCTCGAGCAATCCTCTTGCGATCTTGCCCATCGGGGTATCTACAATCTTAGCTTTACCAATGAAGTTCTTACCATCTTGCTCGAGCGCAACAATCTTGTGAGAGATGCGATCCAAGTTAATAGCAGGACCGTTTGGATGGCCAAGCTCACCAACAGCTCTGTTGGTTTTGATATAGTCGTTATTGTAACGAGCGACTTCACGCTCCATTACGTTGAGCTGATATCTACGATTGTTTCTATTCGTCTGCTCGGCTTGCATGAAGATACCTTGGATGTAGTATTGCTTACCACCTTCCTTCTCTTCAACAATCAGCTTGACGTCTTCAATTGCTTCTGAAATTAATTTCATTTTAATACTCGCTAGTGAACGCAGAAGACTTATGGAACTCTGCGATGAATTGAGTGGTGTCGTTAGGTACAACAAATATGATGGCCTCATCCTTGAGGTCTTCGTCTGGTTTGACGCCGTTGCCAGCAAAATCAATATATGAGTTGTCGCCAGTGACAGCTCTGTAGATTATGTTGTTAGCGTCAGTGGTGTTAGCTCTATGGTAGACTAATCCGCCAGCAGCACCTTCAGAAGAAACCCATATCTGCGTCAATGTAGCAGCTACGACAGTCTCTCCGTTATCCTTCTTGAGGTCTGCAAGAGCTAATGTAGTGTTCGCATTACCACGAACGACTACCTTGCCACCTTTTTTATTTGTTATGATTACCGCCATTACTCGTCTCCAAGCGTCTCAATGAAATCTAATATGTCTTCGTACTTTTCATCTTCTAGGAGCTTGACGATCTGCTCTTGTTGTGTTTCATCGAGCAATTGGTATAGTTCGACGATATCGTCAACTAGGCCATCATCCTCATTGAGGTTGAGCTCTTCTTTAACTGTCTTTAGAATCGCCTTAGGAGGCTTTGAATACTCGCCAGTCTGTAGTACGCGATCGTGAATGTCTTGCAGTGAGCGGTGAATCTCTTTGATGTCACCAACATGACCCCAGTGTGCTTGACCGCCACCGTAGTTCAACTTGCTCGTCACGTTGGCGCGATGCTTAGTCAAACCTGTCTGGATATTCTTTAGAAGCTTAGATGTATCGTCATGGTACTTCTGGAATTGAGCGTGAGCCTCTTCGCCTTCGACTAGAGTATCATCGGCTTGTTCTGTATCTTCCTTAGCCATCTTAGTGGCTGTAGCATACATTACCGACTTAGCATCAGCACCGTAGCGTGACTTGAAAGATGCAAAGTTCTTCTTCATGCCCGTAACGAGGTCTTCGCGTTCAGCTTTTTCGGAAGTGGAGAGACTAGCTTCGTATACTTTGTGATCAGAGTCACCATTGTATCCGTGATTCTCTTTCTCGCGATCGATCGTCTTGACGTTAGTTGCCTGAAACACATCGTCGCCGTTACCGCTTGCATCTGGATGCTTAGTTACGACATGCTTATCGATGAATTTTTTGGCACCGTCTGTTGTGCCAAGAACTTTCTTAAGCGTCTTCATGTTCTTCCTCTGTATCGGCATCTGCCGGTTCGACTTGCTCTTCTTCCGAAGAGTCGTCTGTTGTTGTTTGATCCGTAACCGGAGCGTTGCCATACATGCTTTGTGCTACTTCTGCCTTCTTAGCTTGGATAGCGTCAACCAACTTAGGACCGAGCAAAGCGCTTAGTGTATCAGCAGCGTTCGCCGCATCACCTTGGACGCATTGTTGTACCAAATCGGCTGTAGTGTATTCTGGAGTATCGCTCATAGTATTGTTCCTTTGCATTATTTATAATCAGCCCTGAGATGGACCCGGGGTTTGAGGTTGCTCACCTTCAGGCAGCGGCGGGTTGTATACCTGATCGCCTGCTTCCTCTTCAATTTCTTCTCTCATATTCTCAATGTCTTCTTCAGTCATTTTGAGAACATTAGTCTGTATCCAACGATGCGAATAGTATTTACCGATCATTGCATTCTGCATCATCAGCCCTACCATACCTGCGCGCTCTTTCATCATCTCGATGTCTTTGAGCTCAGCAAACAGGTTATCGTTAGCGTAGATGAAACGAACCTTAGAACTGATCTGATCCCACTCTTCTGTAGTCATTACTGACTTCAGTACAAGCTGCTTTCCTAGCGTCTTGATGAATAGCGAATTGAATCTCAGTCTTAAACGATCAACGAACTTAGCAAACTTGATCTCGTCTCTTGAGATCTCTGTTGCGCGGCCCATCGTATATGTAGTATCCGTTTGCATACGTGATACTGGGACGTTCAATGACTTATACAGCTTCTCTTGGAAGTATTCGATGTCTTTGATTTGATCGAGGTTCTGGCCGCCCTGCAATGTAGTGATCTCTGTACCACGATTGCCTTCGCGGCGAGGTAGCCAGTAGTCTTCCAATAGCGTCATGAATTTACGATCGTCGCGCATCTCGCCTGTCGATGCATCGTATACGAGTTTATTCTTATGGCGAGTCATCATATCACGTAGATATTGCTCAGCCTTCATCTTTGGAAGGTTACCAACGTCGATATAGAAAATACGACGTTCTGGTGCTCTGGAGATACGGTAGATGACGGCTGCGTCTTCTAGCGATCTCAAATTGTTCATTGGCTTAATAGCTTTGTGGAGGTATGACAACACGAGGCTGTTTGTCTTATCCAATAGGCCAGATGTGACGTGGATGATACTATCCTTAGCAATACGCAAGCCTTGCGTTGAACCTGCATTAGGAGTTGCTCCACTAGTAGCTGCACTAGGAGCGAAGCCACGCTCGCTATACACATAGTATTCCAGAGCCGTCTGTACGCCTGGACTATCTTGGTTGCTTTGCTGTCTCTTTTTCTTTACTTCTCTGACCTTGCGAATCTTGCGCGGGTCGATGTATCTCAATTCTTGGATACCGAGGCGTGGGTCTGTCTTATCAATGACAGCTTGGTAGTATAGTCTACCATCAACATACCAACGCTTAAACACTTCGTACGATTGATTGCCAAAGTCTAGCAGTTCGAGAATGTGTTGGAATTCTGATTGGATAGCCTTCTTGACTTTGTCTGGCAACTCAACACCAGATAGGTTCAATTTAACAGACTCTTCTTCCAATTCAGTAGGAATAGATTCATTGACGATGTCGTCAATCGCAGCTTCGACCTCTGATTGCAAGGACATCTCACGATACCTTGTAACGAGGTCGAATTCTGTCTTCATAGTACCGTCTAAATCAACGACAGTACCGTATACGCCACCTGCAGCAACAACAAGTGCTCCGTCGTCAGTGACCGGAGCACTAAAAGAATCTAGGTTCGGATTTTGTTCCGGATCCTTAGAACGCTTTATTTCAAAACCAAATAACTGCATGTATACTCCAAATAATAGGGCTAGACTAGCTAGCCCTCATAATATTAAACGCCGCCTGCGTCGCCAGTAGCGCCGCTGACATCCCACCAGTCATACGCGAACGTGACGCTGAATTCTTCAATTGTATCTGTAGAATTCCAATCAAGATCGATTGTAGATATGCTTGTAGGGAAGATGCCGTTGAACGTATATTCTCTAATAGGCACGCCTGTCTTAGAGAACTGCGTTACAGTAGCAGTCTGTTTGTATTGCAATGGGCTAGCAGAACCGAAATCGCGAAGGTTACCTTCGAAAGTCTGGATCTTGTTTGACCACTCTTCTAGTGCGTTACGAATCAAGAAGTCTTCATCGTTGATCACTTGAACAGACCATGTGCCGTATGTACGGTCACCTGCGAGTCTGATCTTACGACCAAAGTACGGTACTTCAATGACACCCAGAGTTGCCTCTGGGATTGTTGTAGCACGTACCATGAACGGGACCTTGATGTCTCCGATGCCATTGACTGGGTTAGTAATCTGCACTTGGAAAAGCGAATTACGTGCACCACCTAATGTCAATTGGCTTCTAATTTCATTGATATTAAATGCCATGTTTTTCTCCGATTATGTGTTAATATTTAGGCTGCGATTTTTCGCTTATGCATTACCAATAATCTCATTGAACTCAACGCCAGTTCTCACTGCAACGAAGTTCAATTGGATAAAGTTAATAGCACGTGCTGGTTTAATGTAGATGTCTCCAATAAACTCACCACGATCGATGACTTCAGCTGTGTTGTTGCTTTCATCGCAAACAACCTTGTAGTCATAGATGCCACGACGGCCCTGAATATCACGCAAGAACGGTACAACCATGTTAGTGAATTGTGCACGTGTGAAGCCATCGTTGAATTCAAACAACATAGACTTCGCGGCGATTGCAATAGCCTTCTCAAGTACAATGAACAAACGACGTACGTTGATACGGTCAAATGCACTAGAACGAGCAAGAGCAGTCTTATCACCAAACAACACAGTACCCTGACCTGGGAATGTAACGACTGGGTTTACACCAATCTTATACAATTCATCACGTTCAGCTTTCGATGGGTTGTATGACAACTTAATGATGTTCTTCACCTGACCACGATTGAATCCAGCTGGAGAGAACCATGGATCTCTTTCGTTGTCTGTACGTACGCACAAACCTGCTGTATCGCCGTTCAATGGAACATAACGGTACACATCATTGTACTTATCATACTGGTATTTGTAACCAGAGTCAATGACTGCATATGAAGAAGATACGATTCTGTCTCTAAACACTCTTATGTCGGCATACTCTTCGCCAGGATTGCGGACAACCGCTGCTGCTGGAGGAGACACAAACACGATACAATCCTTACGGACTTCTGCTACGTTCTGAATCAGGTAGTTAGCCAACTGAGCGCCGTTGTCGTTAGGACCACGTGCAGTACCTTGCAACAGGAACGATACATCTACAGATTCAGCTGATGCAAATTGTGCGTAGCCGCGCAATACATCACCAACTTCAATAGTATTTTCATCGAAACCGTCAGAACCACCAGAGAGGTTCAACGAGATTGGAGCAGTAGCAGTAGACGAAACCACTGTAGCAGATGGAGCAGCTGCTGCGCCATTACGTGTGTTGGTTGCCCAGATGTAGTTAGAAGAATCGTTAATCATATTAACGTAGTAGTTTGCGCTACCATCTTCTAGCTTGTTGTCGGTTGCACGAGATACGCTACCATATGTTTCCAAAATGGTGCCTGGTGTGCCACTGAATTTACCCAGTCTATCAACCACAACAACGTGCAACTCATCTGCAACTGCAGTGTTACCGCCTTTTGTAGATTGCCAGTACGATGTGCCTGGTGCACGATCGAACAAATATGCATACTCCCACTCATAGTTGATCGATGTTCTCGATACGTTCTTGGAGAGGTTGAATGCCGTCTCAAAGTTAACTGTAGCTGAGTAGTGTGTGCTGTTAGATCTTGGATCCAAATCTGCCCACGTAGTGGATGTTAGAGCCGCAGAGTTATCCGCTGCATCCAAAGCAGAGAAAGATGCGATCTTCAAACGTTGGTAACCAATTGTAGAGTTACCTGCAACAATGATATCGCCTACGTTCAACTTACCGAAGGTAGTGTTGACAACGTTAGCAGCATCAGACAAAGATCCGCTAGCTGTGTTAGATGCAGCGATAACAGCAGATGTGTTACCGACCACAAACACCATAGAGGTGGCTGAGCTAGAGATAAAAGTATTCGGAACTAGAGCAATGTCTTGTTTGAATTGAGCTGCAGTATCGCACTGAGATACGCGGATGGAGTTACCATACGCACCAGGATACTTAGCAGCATAGAGGACAGCGTCATCGCCGGCATTGCCGAAAGATGGTTGCTTATCTTCGAAATCGTCACGGTTCTTGATGTTGTACAATGAACGTGTAGTGACCGCGCCTGTGTTACCGATAGCAGTATGCGACGAAATCGTATTACCAGCTAGAGTAGCAGAAGCACCGTTAGCGTACGTATACGTTGTAGATGTAGTGACAGACACGTTTGCAGTTCTTGTGACGTACAGTTGGTTACCGTAAGACAAAAAGTTTGCAGCAGTGAAAAATGTTTCGGCGTTGTGGCCGCTTGGTTTACCAAAGCGATTAACTAGTGAATTCTCAGAATCAATGAGGATTCTCTGATCGACTGGACCCCAATGGAATACTCCGGCAATTGCTCCTTCTGTGGTAGGAACTGCAGGAACAACCGTTGTTAGGTCAATCTCAGATACGTTAACGCCAGGACTAACTTGAAATGGCATGGTGTTCTCCCTATAATAAGGTTATATGTAAAGGCTCGGGATATTTATAATTTGCGTGTTTACTAGTCATCTGCGAGCCAACTATCATCACTCACTGCCAAAGATGGTCTGGTTCTAAACGAGGAAAATCCAAGTTGATCATATTGAAGCCAGTTGTCATCCATATTTCTCACGACTCTCTCAGTCTCTGTCTCATCTCCATGCCCGTCATCCACTAAGCCAAACGGGGCAAGGTCTTCTTCCACCATCCTCTCCTGCATGTTCATCACGCTGCTTCGGAGGTCGGTGCTAGTTAGTTCGCGCATGTAAGGTTGAGTCATTGCCCACGACAATAACACACAACACATTACCAAGTCGTCGTTGCCGGTCTCGGCCTCATACGAATCGCCCTTGGCGCTAAATCTGTACATCTCATTAAGAAGGTCGAAGTCGTTGACGACTAGTCGATCCATCTCAACCATCGTCTTAAAATTAGAACAACCTAACTTCTTGACGTTCTTTGTGGTTTTGACTCCTAATCTTGAGTGGCCACCAAAGCCACCTGAGATTACTTGTCCGGTGTTGCCGTCCAACGACGTATACACCATGTTCTCATATTCGAGATCTTCATGTAGGATATCTGCTACTTGTTTTCCCACATCATTGGTCTCTACCAATATCAATGCTTCATTGTACAACTTAGCAAAATGGTGGATGTATGTTGGATACATCAACGTCGATACATTGTTGTTCCTGTACGTAGCTACGACGTTATACGGGATTTCGGTCATATCAAAGACCACAAAAGCACTATAATCTCCTCCTACCCCTCTTGACGTATCCACAACTATCATGTATAGTCGCTGTGCGGCAGGCTCAGAATATATCTTAAAGTCTGTTGTACTCTTAATTGGGTATCGGTATGGAATCGATCTTAGCTTGCTACCACTAATCAGTGTATTAGAGCTACCAACGAATTCACATTCAAACTCAACACGGAACTGCTCTTCAGAAGTGTTCCTAATAGTCGCCTCTTTCCATGCCTCATCTCTTCCAGGCACTTGCGACCAATTGACTTCGATTCTCTTATAATCGTTACGTCCTTCTTCACTATCCACCCACAACTTGTAGAACATATTCAAGCCGTTTGGCGTTGAAGTGATCATTACCTTCGAAGTATTACCGGACGAAATTGTTGGGTAAACAGATGCGAAGAAGTCCTCTTGCATGTTGTTATCAACGAACGCAAACTCATCAAGATACACTAAGTTGAACGATCCACCACGAATAGCACTTGAAGAAGTTGCAGACGCTAAAATTCTTGATCCGTTTGAAAATTCTACAGAGCCCTTATTCCATTCAGCGATCGGCTGCTTGAGCCAGTCTGGTAAATGCTCATACGCTAGTTGAATACGGCTAACAATTTCCAGAGCCTGCGCTCTTTTGTTAGCCAAGATAGCAGTATTGTAGTTCTCATTAAATAACGTGTACCAAAGAATCAAGCCTGCAATAGTAGTCGTTTTGCCACTCTGACGTGGCAGTTTGCAAATAACAAAACGATTATCTACCGCTGTATTGACGATGTCTCTTTGGTAATCATATAGCTCAAAGTTCACCAATCCACGATCGATGTGGACAATCTTAATATAAGTCTCGATGAAGTATGTAGGGCTTCTCGAACACTTGATGAATTCCTGAACCTGCTCGTGGGTGAATTTGATTTCGTCCTTAGGAGACAGGAGCTTTATATTACCGTTATACGCCATTCTGTGTATTCTTTATCATCTTCAATAAGTCGGCAGCATTACCAACAAACATATTATTGTTCACTGTAGAAGGGCCAGAGGCAGGATCAGCCTTGACGAGGTCCTTCTTTTTCTTGGATAGTTCCATCAGGTCTTTATTAGCATCCGCCAACGACTTCATTAAGGTGGCCACCACTTCGTAGCTGCGTGGCTGCTGTCCCATGTTTGCTACATCGAGGATTCCAGACAATGCTTCCTGTCCTTTTTCGATTAGCGCAATCATATTGCCACGCGCGTATTGGAAGTCATCCTCAACGTCTGGGATGTCTTCGTTAACTGTACGGTTAGGAATAGGCTGAAGCTCAAGCGCTTGAGCTATTGGATCATTCTCGAGTGACAATGTATCCGTAATTGTCGTTTGCGCTGATGGCTGATCTATCAACCGAGAGTTGAGCGTTTGAGGTTGGTTGTCCATTTGCTGTTAGTCCAGGAGTAATGGTATATGATGAAACTGGATCCACGTTGCCCACAGCAGCACCAACATCATCAAATTTGGACGCATCCATAAAGTTGATATCAGCTAATGTAATCACACCAGACTGCTTGACAGGACCAAAAACATATCCCTTCAAAAGAAAATCCAACGTCCATGTAAGAACACGGCGTTGATCATAGTTACCTTCATATGTATCTTGCGACATAATGTTCAGCAAGACAATCGGCGTGTCATACTTCAGCCCCATCTCTGGGATTATATCGACTGTCGGAGTCCAATCTGGAGTAAAATATGGCAGAATCTGCTCGATGATCTTAGTACCATCTTCAGCATTCTTAACCATCACATATAATGTGAAGGATATATTGTAAGGTACAGGAACATATTGGCGCGTCTTGCTTCCGTCTCCTTGCTTGACGTTCTTCTGGATCGTCTGGAGCTTACGTGTACCGTCATATGACATCGTAGTAATCTCAAATGCCATTCGCGGTAACGTGACGGCAATTGGATTGTATAGGTTAGGGTTTGCGTCTAGTCGAGCAAGTGCCTTCTCCTTAGGGCCATACATCAAAGGCACCTTCAGAGTAGATATTGTTCCATCGACGGGATTTTCTCTATTGATATAGATATCGTTGAATAGAGTACCGAATAAAGTGACGTATTTTCGGATAGTGCCGTGGTAGAATGTTTGGTTAAGCATCAGTATGCCCCTTCACTGAATGGATCCACTTCCGTGAAGTCGATGATTCCGCTACCATACGTTTCAATATAATCATTATCCGATAGTACCCTATTATTAGCTGATGTAGTATCTAGCAATAGCGTAAATCCTTGCTCATCGACCAATATCGAATTGTCTTCGAGAGTAACTGATCCAGTATCAATGGATACACTGAAATCCTCTGCAATTGAGTCGATCTCTTGCATACCAGTATTGAGCTTCTCATTAGAATACTCATACAACTGACAACGAATATCAACAAACGCAATCGTTCCAAGCTGGTGGAACACAGGACGTTCATTGACGTATGATATTTTGAATAGTTTGGATGCCAATGGGAACCATATCAAGTCTCCCTCGCGTGGTCTGGAGATGGATTCTGGCGCACCAACTTCTTCGCTGAATGTCCTCAATGATAATGAGAACTCAATCTCATCTCGTATCTCGAGGTTGAATTTAGATAGGAACGATCCCTCGCCACCGAATCCATCAACGTTCTTGATGTACATCTCGACCGGGTATGCATTATTAAACTCAGCCAAAGCAACTTCCCCATACAGTGAGTCCTTATCGACTACTGTCATAGGCATGTAATATACATCGTGGCCGTATATACGGATCGATTCTATTACAAGATCTTCGAGGAGCGTCTGCTCCATCGAATTCTGAAAGTTGTTAAAAAAGAAATTCGTTGCCACGATTATCCGATCATGTGCATTGCAGGCATCGATAGATTGTTGATCATGTCGCGCTCGAGCTCTCTGATCTCGTCAACTGCTTCGTCGTATATTTGCTGACCATTAAAGCTGACGCCACCAGGCAATTGCATACCGGTGAACTTCTTGAGGTTGTTACCCCACTGACGCTTAATCAGTGCAGTTGCATATAGCCCCAACCAACGATCGCCCCATGCATCTGGATATATCTCAGGATCTACGACCTCATATGCCTCGACAATGATGTACTCACCAATGTTCAACTTCGTCCAGTCCATGTCGATATACAATTTATCTTTATGGCGGCTATATCGAATAGGCTGCATACCAACAAGCAACTCGGTTATCGTAGCCAGATGTTGCATTGCCATATAGTATGGCACGAGACTGACAGACGTCAGCGTGTATAGATCATTGAGCGCAATTTGATATCTGATGTTAAAAATATCACCAGAGCTCATTGACGGATCACCAATAGGGAATATATTGACAGCGCCAATGATATTCTCTGGAAGAGTGATATACCTATTAGCGATATCCTCAACGGTAACCTGATGTTTGTAGTACGTCTTCTCAGAACCATCAAAATGATAGTCCCAGTAATAACGTAGCGCCTGATCAATACGGTCATCAACCTGATCATCATCGACGTTAATTTCGATTACAGGTTTGCCCAACTCTCGTAAGCAGTATTCTTTAAATTGAGCGCGTGTGGATGGTACAGCCATGTGTGTTCCTCTTATATGCCGTATTTATAGAGTCTGCGTAAACAAGTATGCACTACCTGTCGAGCTTGCTTTATCGTTCGGTGCCAGTATGACGAGTTGTGTATCATCGCTCGTCGATGCGATAATCGATCCGAAATTGGCTCCATCATGAGCAAATGCTGCGTTGTTGGAGATAAATTTCGCAGTCTGAGCCCACGTACCACCCGACTTAGTAAACTTATAAGCAGCCCCGCTATCGGTTCGTCCGTGTGCATCGACACTCGCTGCGCCAACATATATCGTATTGCTGTTGCTCATTGTCACATATGTGCCGAATCTATCATTCAGCGCTGGTTCGGCTGCTTGTATTTTTGCCGATTGGCTGAATACTTCGTTGCCGTCGTTAGTGAATACATACACCACGCCCGCGCCAGACTGATTGTCGTCTCTACCAGGTGCCCCTACAGCAAGTACGGTACCATCAGGAGATAGGGCAACTGAGTACCCAAACTGATCGCCAGCAGCTATGTCGTTTGATCTCAGCTGCGCTAAGTGTGTGGCATTGTTCACGCTCAAATTTATGCGCGCTATGGCAACATATCCCTCTTGAGTATTTGCGCTACCTGTTCTAGACGAAGCAAAAGGAGCTCCTACAGCCAGCAGTTGATAATTATCTGGATTCTGCAGTGCCATAGATTCGGACATTGATACTGACCAACCATATCCATCCCCAGGCCACGTATTCACATACAACGACCCGGTATTTGCTGGAGTACCTCCACTCCACGATGCGTCGCTTCTATGTCCCCAATGAATCAACCCCCCAGTATTTCCATACGCAGCATAAGGTGCGCCACCGACGATGAACTTTCCGGAATTACTAACTGCTACCGACCAACCCATCTGAGCGTTTGCATAGGTTGCAGTAGTATTACTGAATATTGAGTTACTGCTATTAAACCACGTGCCGTTTGCTGCCTTGGTGTGTACAGTTATCCCGCCCGTCTTTAATATAGTTGCGTTCGCGTCCCTATTAGGATTACCGACAGCGATAACAGATCCATTACCATTGATTGCAATAACAGCACCATGGTACGCCCTATTAGTGGCACCGGCGGTTGCAAATCCGCCGCCATTGCCGTAAAACCGCTGGGTGTTGATTAGCTGGCCATTTATCTTCTCATAAAGAGCTATAGATCCATGCTGAGATGTTGCATCTAACGACGAATCATTTGCCATTCCAAGAGCAACTATATTGCCGTCTGCCGACATGGCCATGGCACTTATCGGGGAGGCGTACGTTGGTATGTTGTTGACTCTTTGTGTGGAGAACGTCTCGAAATCGGTCGAACTAGTTGTGATGTACACTACGCCGTTTTGCTGGCCAGCCTTCTGCCCAATTGAACTAGTCACAAAAGTAGGCACACTAGAATTACTACACATCACGCCTGCAGTATAAATCCCCATCAGGCTGTTTGCCGATTCCGCAGGTATAATCTCAGTCACATAAGACCAATTGGTAGCGTTTGTACTCGAATATACGTATACGGAGCCTACGTCGAGGCCAATGACCGGATCATCTTTACCGCTTGCACTAACCATCAAATAATTAGTCGAATTATATCGATTGAGGGAAATGTGGTCGCCAAAATTGCGCCCCGGGGCCCCATCGAACGCTGTTATCGTGTGTAGTAAGTTTGTTCCGGTATTATCGTATATACGTACCGACTCATCTGTACCGCCAACGGCTATGAACGTCATGTCCGCTGATATGGCCACAGCATTAGCAGAGTTGGCCACTGTTGTAATGCTGCGCTGCGACATTCCTGTCGTGTTGCCTTGATATATTACTAGTGTATTGGCGCCAGCTCTACCCACAGTCGCTACCAAATAGCCGTTCGCATCGTTTCGCCCAGCTATACTGACTTCTGTGCCCCTATACTCGCCAGTAATGCCACTCGCACTCACTAAAGTTACAGGAGCAGCTATATTGCTCGTATCGTATATACGTATCGCTCCAAGCGTAGTGGAGGAATTAGGTGCGCCTACAATGAGACAATTGCCATCCTCGCTTAGCTTGAGTTTAATTCCGAAGTTAGCGCTCGCTTCACCGAAATTGATTGTGTTCGCTACCTTATACTCATTATTGGAGAATTGATATAGTGTGGTATAGTTGATGCGTGGCGATCCCACTACCATCTTGCTTCCGTCCCCGCTGAGATCTACATTATGTCCAAACATACTATTTGCGGTAGTAGGAATTACCTTCTGTAGTATTGACCAATTATTTGCAGTCGGAGATGTTTTTTGCCACACCTGGACTGATCCCGCAAACGCTCCCGTAG